CCCATCTATAAGCACAACTCCTAAAGATAGACATTTGGGAATATGATATATTCTTTTGATAAGCAAAATTAATTGGATTAGGTGGATTATTTCTAATCTCCTTTACAATTTTTGGAATTTTTTTAGCCAAACTATTTTTTCCATTTATCTCGACCTACTAAAAGACCGATTATTCCATAATTGGCAATATCTATAAATGTATCTTGCATGCCTTCACCTTCAACAAATGATCTACCATTTATTAATAGATTTTTTAAACGTGATATTTTATCAGTTAACCTAATACACAACCCAGTTAGTGAAAATTGTTTATCATCGCTGTTATTAACGATATCTCCACCTAAAGCAATGTTATTTAACCCATAATCCATATGTTTACGAGCAAACATTTCATACATTTCTTTTTGAATTTTTTTAAATTCTTTAGATAATTCAGGGTATTCTTTTTCGAATACTTGTACACCTAGTTTTGTTGATACTCCTTTTTTGGCATCCATAATTTCTCTATCACTCATCATTTCGTGGTATTTAGTTACTGTATCACCCATTAACTTGCCCCTTATTAGTAAAATATTTTTCTAATATTTCTAATCTTTCATCAGCAGATGATAATAATTTAAGAGCTTCAGTACAATTATCCCAATAATCTTTAGTTGAGTGATCACCTATACCCGCTGGATTATTTGTTAAAAGTTCTATACTTGCTAAAGCTTTATTTTTATCCGCTTCAGCTTCGGATTTTAAAAATTTGTAAACTTGAATTTTCATTTTAGTATGGTTTTAAGTTCTTTTTTATCTAGCCCTCTATCTGTTAATATACGACTAATTTTTGGTTTGTCCAACATATAAATATATTCTTTTGCTTCTTTACTTGAACATTCAAAATAATCTTTTATATGATTTATTAAATCTTTATTAGGTTGTTTAATTTTGGATTTAATATATTTATTCCATTTATTATTTTTAGGAATAAATTCTTTGTAAATAGAATATATTTTCTTTTTATCTTGGGGTAATATCTCTTGAATATCATTAACTATCTCAATATAAGAACGATCCATAGATAAAAATCTATGAATCATATAACTGTTCCAAACCTCCCAATCTTTATCAGTAAATGACTCAACAGGAGGTTTAGAAGTATTAATTGCCTTTAACCAATCAAAGATATTTTTCAAACCTAGTCCATTAATTCATCAGCTAATTCTTCTCTAAGTTCTTTTGGAACTGATGATTTAAGAATTTTCTTAGTTGATGGATCATAAAAAACTGGGATTGGTAGTAGAGCATCTTCATCTGTACCCATTACAAATTTAGATACAGTTCTTAATACTACTCCTTGTTGAAAGATAATTCCACCATCAAAATTTTTAATAGCTGTGGTGTTTTTTAGATCAATTGGGGGTTGTTTTACTGGTTGTTGCATAATTATTTATATTTTATTAAAGTTTGAATTAATGACATTATATTTATTTCCTTGTCAATACGGAAATTTGCTTTATATTGGTGTTCGTTTATTGTTAATACTGCTGTACCCTCTTTATCTTTATAATATTCTGAGGAACGATCATAAAGTGCTCTAAATAACTCATCAAAATCATCTACATTAGCATCTGCTATAATTTGGCGTATAGTATTAAATGATGATACTTTATTACCTTTAGATAACTCAGTAATAACTTTATCTATATAATTAGATGATACTAATATTGACTGATCTATTTTAAGATATAAATCGTTTGCGCCACCGTCTACAGTTGATAACTGTATAGTGTTAATACACTTACGTAAATCAGGATAATATTGATTAACTAACGGTACTAAATCATTTATTTCATGTGTAATAGATTCTTCATTACAAATCCAATTTAAATGTTTAGCAACATCTTTTTTAGTGGGAGGTACAATTTTAAGTACTTGACACCTAGATTGTAATGGATCAATAATACGTTCTACAAAATTACAAGTCATAATAAATCTTGTAGTACGTGAAAATGTTTCAATTATATTTCTAAGTGATGCTTGTGCTTGAATTGTAAGAAAATCTGCTTCATCTAAAATAACCACTTTAAGTGGTTTAAATGAAGCAACAGATGCAAAACTAGAAACTTTATCTCTAATAGTTTCAATACCACGTTCATCAGAAGCATTAATATATAGATGATCACAATCTAAAGTATTAACAATAATTTTTGCTAATGTAGTTTTACCAGTACCAGCAGGACCATAAAATATAAAATTTTGTATATCATTTTGGTTTAAATATGCAGATATAGACTTTTTTATGTTTTCATTACCAACATAATTATTTAATGTTTTAGGTCTATATTTTTCTACTAATAAACTATTCTCCGTATTCGCCATATATTGAGTATTTCTTTATAGGTTCTGGTAGTACTTCTGTTTCTTTTGAATCTATTGCAAATAAACTACTTTTAAGTGGTTCTAATCTATAATGACCCTTGAATCCTGTTTTAACCATATATGCTTCTAAAGCATCAGTTAGAGTTTTATGTACAGGACCATCTGGTTCGTTTGCAACTAATCTCCATTTATCGCCAGGCGGTACTCGCCTAGCGATTAGGATATTTTTTTCTTCAATTTTTATCTTAGCCATAATATACGAAAAATATTTACATCATCCCCATCATTGACGGATCGATTTGTGGTTGTTTATTATCATCACTTGGCTCATCTACTACAGTACATTCTGTTAGTAAAACTGTACCAGCTACTGATGCAGCGTTTTCTAAAGCTGTTCTAGCTACTTTAGTTGGATCAATGATACCTGATTCTTTCATATTAACAACTTTATCAGTTTTAATATCAAATCCCGCCCAAGTATCATTACCTGAATTAATTAAATTATCTGCTAAAATTTGACCTTTAACCCTATCAAACCCAGCATTAACTAGAATTTGATTAAAAGGTTTAGAACAAGCTTCTATTACAATAGCTGCTCCCGTTGTTTTAGCTTCAACACCAGATGATGCATATAATAATGCTGTTCCACCTCCTGGTACTATTCCTTCTTCAATAGCAGCTTTTGTTGCATGTAATGCATCATCAACTCTATCTTTTTTTTCTCTCATTTCAGTTTCAGTGTTTCCACCTACGTGAATAATAGCTACTCCTCCGACGAATTTCGCAAGTCTTTCCTGGAGTTTTTCAACTTCGAACGGCGTTGTTGCTTTATCGATTTGTTGCTGTAGTTCTTCAACACGTGTTTCAATTGATTCAACTGTTCCTTTTCCATCTACGATTGTTGTTTGTTCTTTTTCTACTGTTACTGTTCTAGCTTCCCCAAACCATTCCCAACTAAATTTATCGAGTTTCATTCCTTTTTGTTTATCAAAAACAATTCCTCCAGTTGTAATAGCTATGTCATCTAAAACTAATTTTCTTCTATCTCCGAAATCAGGTGCTTTTACAGCACATACTTTCATTGTTCCTCTCATTTTATTAACAATTAAAGTTGCTAATGCTTCATTATCAATATCTTCAGCAATAATTAAAAGAGATTTTGCCTGAGCTGATACAGCTTCTAAAATAGGAAGTAAATCTTTTACCTGTGTTAATTTTTGATCAGCAATAAGAATAAGGGGGTTGTCTAACGTGGCAGTCATGGAATTATTATCCGTAACAAAATAAGGTGATTTATAACCTCTATCAAACTGTAACCCTTCAACAGTTTCAAGATATGTTTCACCTGTACGAGATTCTTCTATATGGACAACCCCCTCCATTCCAACTTTATCGATTGCGGTTGCAATTAATTTTCCTGTTTCGGGATCATTATTTGCTGATATTGATGCAATTTGTTCTAATTGTTCTTCTCCAGAAATTTCTTCAGATATATTATTTCTTAAATTATTAACTACCTTTTTAACTGTAGAATCAATATCACGTTTAATCTGAACAGCATTTTCATTATTATTTAAAGCATTTAAACCTGCTTTTACCATTTCTCTAGCTAATAAAGTAGATGTTGTTGTTCCATCACCTGCTTTTTCTGCTGTTTGAATAGCTGCTTGTTTTACTAATTGAACCCCTAATTCTTGTTCTGGGTCTGATAATGAAATTGATTTTGCTACTGTTACCCCATCTTTTGTAGATTGTGGAATACCATTACTTGCTATTACTACATTTCTCCCGTTTGGTCCTAATGTTGATACTACAGCATCCGCTAATACATCTATACCTTTTACTAAGTTTTCTCTAGATGTTTTTCCTAATGTAACTTGTTTACTCATTTGAAATATTTGTTAAATGTTCTAATTCTTCGTTTGATACTTCCGTTTGGGCTAATACATCTTCTACTGGGATGTTTATTTTAGCCAATATTTGATTTTCTGGTCCAACATAATATTCTTCACCATTATGAGGGAGTTTTGTAAATCCCATTGTAGGTAAAACTACAATATCCCCAACTTTAAGGGTGGTTGGGATAAAATTTCCCATTTGTGTTGATTGGCCTGGGCCAACTGAGATTATTTCACCAGTTTCATTTTTTTCTTTACCTAGATCAGGTACAATAATTGAACCGTAAGTATTTTCTTCGGCTTCAATTGGTTTTACTATAACTGCATTAAATAGCGCTTCTAATTCCATCAGTATAATTTTTTATTTGGTTTTGAATTGATTTATAATTTTCTATATATTCTGTTAAATTTTCAAAATTTCCTTTAGTTGCCTTTAAATCAGCAATTTTATTTAGTGCTTGACTAAACTCAGGGAAATAATATAAAGATTTTTCATAGGTTTTACTTTTACCTTTAGATCTAAAATGATTAGCATCAGACGTAATCATTTCTTTAACAGTATAACTATATTCATCTTTAGTAATAAAAAATGGTTCTAGTAACGGATCTGTTATAGTTTGAATTGATTTTCTTTTTACAGACATATATAACTTGTTTTATTATTTGTAACTATAATATACGAATAATATTGCGCTAGGACACGCTTTTTTTAATAACTTTTATTTTATTTTAATTGACTTTGGTTTAGCTTCTTCGGCTAATGGAATAAAGATTTCTAATAAACCATTTGTTAAAGCTGCATCAATTTGAGTTAAATCAAATTTTGGAGCAATTTTATATCTTAAATCAAATGATTTTTTAGATAAACCATTATGAATCATTCCAGGATGCATTTGATCATCATCCCCTCTTTCTTCATGAGGTTTAGTATAACTAATTTTTAAAGTATCCCCTTCAATATCTAATACTATATCTTTTTTAGTAAGACCAGTACAGGCAACTTCAAAATTAAGTCCTGCGTCATCGTAAAAAATATTAAGTGGGTGTGGTTGTTTGAAATTTCCAACAGGTTGAAATGTGCTGTCAGATTTGAATTGGTTCCTAAAAAGGATGTCGAAAGGACTAAAGTGTCTTTCAAAGATTTCTAATGTACTCATATCATTTTATTTTATGGAGCCGAAGCTTCCGGTTAATTTAATTTAAACATAACATCGTGCCCTAGCTACAATTTTATGTTCTATTATACATATGTGACTACTCGTTCCTAGCGACAAAGTATTCACTTTTTACTTCTTCTGAATAGAAATTTAATTTTAACATTCCTTGTTCTGATAATTTTAGTGTACCACTATCCATATCTTTATTGGAATTTAAAATATCTTTAAATATATCAGAGTCAAAAGGTATTTCTATACCGCTTTTTGATATATTACCTTGAATCTGATAAGTAATTT